GGCATATAAAGGAGAACTAGCATGGCTATTTCAAGAGCGCAGATGCTGAAAGAACTCCTGCCAGGGCTTAATGCCTTATTTGGTTTGGAGTATGAAAAGTACGAGGACGAACATGCTGTTATTTATGACACAGCCTCATCAGAGCGTTCGTTTGAAGAAGAAGTGAAACTCAGTGGGTTTGGTGCAGCACCTGTGAAGGACGAAGGAAATGCAATTTCCTACGACACCGCGCAAGAGGCTTATACCGCTAGGTACAACCATGAAACGATTGGGATGGGATATGCGATCACGGAAGAAGCGATGGAGGATAACCTCTATGACTCGCTTTCTGCTCGCTATACCAAAGCCCTTGCTCGTGCAATGGCGTACACAAAGCAGGTAAAGGCAGCGAATCCGCTCAACAACGGTTTCACTAATTCTTACCAGACAGGTGACGGGGTTAACCTCTTCACTGCATCTGGTGATGGTGTTACTGGCGGTGGTGGTCATCCGAGAGTGGATGGCGGCACGAACGACAATCGTCCTGCGACAGCGGCAGATTTGAATGAAACCTCATTGGAAGCAGCAATCGTTACAATTGCGGCTCTAACCGATGAACGTGGACTTCTAATTGCAGCTCGACCAAGGCGTTTGGTAGTTCCACCTGCTGGAATGTTTATTGCTACGCGGCTTCTTGAGTCAGATCAAAGAGTTGCTACGGCGGATAACGACATCAATGCTATCCGTAGCATGGGTATCGTTCCAGAAGGATACTCAGTCAATCATTATTTGACTGACTCAGATGCCTTCTACATCATTACTGATGTGCCAAATGGCTTGAGACATTTCGAGCGTACTCCGCTGGAAACTTCAATGGATGGTGACTTCGATACGGGTAATGTGCGTTACAAAGCGCGCGAGCGTTACTCTTTCGGGGTAAGTGATCCACTTGGAATTTATGCTTCACCAGGAGCGTAAGTAATGGAAGGAAGGCGGCTTATTAATTTAAGGTAAGTCGCTTTCCTTTTTCCTGACAGGCGCATATTTGTGTCTGACACTAGCCACGACAGGAGAAAGATATGGCTAATACAACTTTTAATGGACCCGTTCGGTCCGAGGGTGGTTTCGAGCAAATCACGAAGACCGCCGGAACAGGTGCGGTAACTACTAATCTGGATATTGATTCCAGCGGTAATATCACGACAACCGGATATGTTTCCTCTTATGCTAACGTAAGCAGCATTACTGCTGCGACCAAGAGCGTTGAGTCCACTGATTCAGGTACGGTTTATACGTTGAACCGAGCCGCAGGAATCGTGGTTACTCTTCCAACTGCGGCAGCAGGGCTTAGTTACACGTTTATCGTTGGAACCACCTTTACAGGCGCAGGGCAGATCAATACGGACAATACCAGTGATTTGTTTTCTGGTTTTGCAACGCTTTTTGATCCTGCAACTGCTACTGACAACAACACCTTCATTCCAGATGCCAGCAATGACGATACCATTGATTTGGGTTCGGCAGCGCAGGGTTGGCTTGTAGGTGGTGTAATTAGATTGGTAGCGACCAGTGCAGCGGTTTGGCATTGTGAGGCATTTCTTCATGGTGATGGTACATTGGCTACACCGTTTGAGTAGTTAATTGTTAGTTGGATGGAGCTTCGGCTCCATCTGACTATTTAAGGAGATAGAAATGGCTGATGTAGTTACAAGTCAAACGATTCAAGACGGCGCTCGTCAGGTTGTGATGAGCTTTACCAATGTGAGTGATGGAACTGGTGAGGCTGCGGTAAAAAAGGTTGATGTTTCTGCTTTAGAGTCAGACCCGATGACGGGTGCTGCCTGTGATGGAGTGACCATTCAATCGCTTACATTCTCAAATTTTGGTATGAGCGTGAAACTTCTTTGGGATGCTTCCACAGATGTTTTAGCACTTCATTTGCCTGCGGATTATGCAGATACGCTGGATTTTGGTGATGGTGGACTAAAAAATAATTCAGGTTCAGGTAAAACCGGAGACATTATGTTGACTACAGTAGGTCATGGCTCTGGTGATGCTTATACGGTTACTCTGACGATGACTAAAAATTACGCATAGGAGATCATTGTGGCAAAACTAGAAATATTTCAAAATGGTACTTCACTGCATCCAGATACAATGGGTAATCCTATTTATCAGATAGGCTCTAAAAATTCCGATGGTGAATTTGATGTCGTTGTTTTTGATGCAATGACTGAAAAAGAAGCCAAGGCAAAGCTAAAAGAGCTTAGTCCAGTTAAGGCTGTTCCAAAGCCAGAGCCTAAGCCAGAACCAAAGCCAGAAAAGAAAGCAGTGCCAAAGAAAAAAACCGCTTCTAAAAAAGTAGCTAAGAAAAAAATAGCTAAAAAGAAGTAAGGAGACTGGAATAGATGGCTACTAGTGGTACTTATGCGTTTAATCTTGATTTAAGCGATATTCTTGAAGAAGCCTATGAACGGGCTGGCTTAGAGTTGCGCAGTGGCTATGATTACCGCACAGCAAGGCGTAGCCTAGATTTAATGTTTCTCGAATGGCAGAACAAGGGGTTAAACCTTTGGACTGTACAGGAAGGCTCTCAGGCGCTTACAGCGGGTACCAGTCGTTATGTCCTGTCTAGCGATCAATTGGATGTAATTGAGGCCGCTTTAAGAACGGATGATGGTGATGCAGATAAACAAACTGATTTAACCATGAGCCGTATTTCAATTAGTCAATATTCACATTTGACTAATAAGCTGACTCAAGGTCGTCCCATTCAATTTTGGGTCGAAAAAGACCCAGGTGCTATAGCGTTAAACGTATGGCCTGTGCCTGATGACGCAGAAACTTACAAAATCAACTACTACTATATACAGCGAATAGAAGATGCGGGCAGTCCGGCTTCTAACAATGCTGATATTCCTGCTCGATTTATGCCTTGTATGGCTGCTGGGCTGGCTTATTACATTAGTATGAAACGACCTGAAGTATCTGAAAGAGCGCCATTGTTAAAGCAAATTTACGATGAGCAATGGGATTTAGCAGCAGATGCTGACAGAGATAAATCTTCGTTTTACATGGTTCCTGGTGGGTACAGTCGATTATGAGTAGTTATGCAGCAGGAAAAAGAGCGTTTGGATTCTGTGATCGGACAGGATTTCGTTATCCTCTTAAAGATTTAGTCCCTCAGATTCAAAATGGCAGACCCAATGGGTTGCTTGTAGGTCGTGATGTAGCAGATAAAGATCAGCCTCAGTTACAGTTAGGCAAGTTAAGGACACTGGATCCACAGGCTTTAAGGAATCCAAGGCCAGATACAGGCCAAGCTGAGAGCAGAAAACTTTTTGCCTTTGACCCCGTAGGCGGCGGAAACTCAGCATTAGGCGGTAGAACAGTAGGATTAGATATTAGAGCAGTAGCCGGTAAAGTCACTGTGAGTACAGACTAATGGCTTGGACACTAACAACACTGAAAAGCACCATTCAGGATTATTTACAAAATACAGAAACAACTTTTGTTAATGATCTTTCTACTATTATTATTCAAGCTGAAAATAGAATACTTAAATCTGTTCAGTTACCTAATTTCAGGAAGAACAGCACAGGCACAATGACCAGCGGAAATGCTTATCTAAATACCCCAACCGATTTTATGGCTCCGTATTCTTTAGCTCTCGATAATAGTGGCTATGAATATTTACTTTTTAAGGACGTTAATTTTGTCCGAGAGGCGTATCCAGTCTCATCGACAACTGCAACGCCAAAGTATTACGGTATTTTTAACAACAGTAGTTTTATTGTTGGCCCAACACCTGATAGCAATTATGCGGTTGAGCTTCATTATTTTTACAAACCTATATCTATTACTGCTTCAGCAGATGGAACAAGCTGGTTAGGCGATAATGCAGAAACAGCATTGCTTTACGGATGTCTTGTTGAAGGTTATACCTTTATGAAGGGTGAACAAGATATGCTCGCGGTTTATCAAAAGCAATATGATGATGCTTTAATGCAACTGAAGTCTTTAGGTGAAGGTTATAGCAC